TACCCTGGCTGCTCGCCGAAATCATCCGTAGCGCGAAAAGAGTACAACCAGATTCCCGCCCGGATGGCCACTTGATTACCCACGCTGTCCGGCACGGTGGTTATTGGCAGCTTACTCTCGTACGACGTGACACATCGCAACACTTCGTCCATTTCGTCCGAAGCGACGGCAATGGCCTCCGTGACACGGGCCTCCTTTTCCTCGGCCGTATCGTCCGACGCCATCGTAGACCACGTATCCACATTATCCACGCCGAAACGGTATTCAACCTCTGCCTGCGTGCAGTAGCTACTCATACCAAGTCCCCTCCGGCTTCGTACACACTAGACGCGGGCGCGTCCGCCAAGCGACTGTAGTTGTTTCCGATGCCCGCCACCATGCGCGTATACGTCCGGTTGTCGCCGCACTTGGCGCGGAACAGTCGCTCGTCGGCCAGCGCCTCTAGTGCTTGCCAATTCTTATGCCCCTTTTCGATTGCCAACTGCTTCTTTGCCAAGGCAATCATGGCGTCGTAAGCCGATACGTCCAAGTCAATCGGGTCGGCAATACTGTACTTCACGGCGCTGCGGCTGGTTTCCACTTCCTCGCCCAGTGTAATGGACGTTGCCGACGAATAGGTGGCGATACTCCGCTGTTCCGAGTAGGGCGATAAGCCGTCAAGCCCAGTGGGGATTTTCGTGGTGCTGGTTCCGATGCGCAGCAGTGAACCTACGTGGTCGGCGGTGAACGCCGTGCTGGTGCCGCTGATCGTGGCGCTCTCGGCCGTCGCCGTAATCGTGCCCGGCCCTTCGCTGGAGTCGATGCCCACGTACCGCAAGTCGCGTGGCTTGCGTTTATACATGAAGTCAATCGGGCGCGTTGTATCGCTGTAGGGATGTAGATAGAGTCCGTACACGCCGTGCAAGTCGGGTACGGGGCCGACGCTGAAATAGCGAATCGTGCCGCCGCTATTTTCCGCCTGCCGCAACTCCAGGAGCCGTTCAAGTGTGGTGTACTGGCCGAGACTGGCAAAGGTTTCCTCGACAGGCCGGTCCAGCGAAATGAAGTCGTTAGGGAAACGATAGTAGCGCGGATAGATAACGCACGCCGCGCCGGCCGCTACATCCTCGCCGGGATTCAATGCGCTGTCGAGCACCACTTGCGTATCTGTTAGCCGCGATTCGATGTCGCAAACAATCTGCCCATCGTCCGTCTCGATCTGGATGCAATAGTCTTCGGCATCGCTCGGGAAGGTAGTGCCACTGATGGTGCAGAGCCGGTCGAAAACGCCGCCCGCGTGGTCGTAAGTCGCCGTGCCGTCATCGTCGTATGCCTTTAGCGGGATGCGACCGTTGACGTGCAATGACGCCCAATCCCAGCAGTCAACAATCTCGCGGTATGCGCGACGGACGGCGGATCGGACGGCTCGCCCGGCGGCGGAAATGCTCGCTTCCCGGCAAAACTCCTCTAGCTCAGCAATGGCGTCGGCGAATGTATAAACCTGCGGGTTCATGCGCACACTCCATCAGGCGGCGTTAGCTGATCGCGGATTTTTTCGGCAATCTCCGCGCGTTCCTTGGCGGGCGGCGGTTTGCCGCCGTAGTCGCGGATGACAACATCCTCTACCCGCTTATGCACAATGTCATCGGCGATGCGGTACGGTTTCTGCGGCTTCGGCTCGGGGGCCTTGACGCCTAAATCCTCGCAGCCCTCTCCCGCCCGCGCGATAGCCCGTTTCGCCTCGTTGACGGTGCTGTAGCACGCCTCGGGGTCGCCCCAATATTTTGCTAACCGGCCGTCGTATTTTTTGCCGGCGATATTGATGCCGCGCCGTTGAGCGTTGGCGTGCAGGCGGCGTCGTGTAGCTTCGTCTCGGCAGCCGTCGCCGTGGAAGGCGGCTTGGAAAGCCGTGTCCGTACGCAACGCGCGCGGGGCACTGAATTGCAGTGCCAAATGCCCTTCGCACTTAGCGCAGCGGGCAGGCTCATGCCGTGCGGCTATCGCGCGGAACATTTCGGTCGTGTCGCCACATTGTTCGCAATGATAATCGTAGAGCGGGATGGCTATATCTCCTCTTCCTTATCTGTATCGTCGGCCAGGTCGTGTTGGCTGCGGCTGCGGAGGATGCGGTACTGCAATTCCGTCGCCAGACCGGCGCAGGTAATCGAACAGCCTTTCCAAACGTGGCGGGCCTCGTTGTCGCCGGTGCCGTCTTGGTTGTCCACCACAATCGCAAAGCCCGCAAACACGCCGTGGTCCACGCGACGAAACAGTTCCTCTATCAACTGTTCGGTCGAGATCAAATCCAGCCTATCGTCGTCGCCCATCGCCCCTGCCCCGGCTCTTGCCCTGCGCCCGTTTCATCCGCATCTCTTGGGAGTGCGCCTCTTCGCGGTGGCGCATCTCCTGCTGATGGCGCTCTGATTCGCTCATCATTTCTTGCTGTCGGCGCGACTCTTCGGATGATGCCGCTTGGCTTTCGTTGTCTTGCTCTTGCCGCTGGCGCTCCAGCTCGGCTTCCTGTTCGGGATCGGGCTGCTGGGCCTGGGCCATACCTTCTTGCCCCAGCATAAACGAATCCATCGACCGCTCGAACACATCGCTGGCCAGCGCCATCATGGCATTGTATGGCCCGGGGTTGCCGGTCTGCGCTAACTGGATGAAAGTGGGTAGGAGTATCTGCGACAGTGAATTGAAGTCCTCGGCCTGCTTCTGTTGGTTCCGTCGCCGGCCGCTGCCCGCCTCGACTGTAATCGAGAACTGCGCGGACGCCTTGGCGGCGGCGTCGATAAGCTCCTCCTCGCTCATATCCTCGCTGCCGACCTGCACCAACTGCTGCCAGAGTTGTGTTAGCGGGCCGGGGATGGTGACGGTCGGCACCTCTTGCCCGCTTTCTTGCGCGTAGGCCAGCGTCTCGGGGTCAATGTTTGGGTCGGGCACAGTGCGGTCGGTCTCGCCAAAGAACGGCGCGATTACGTCCTTGCCGACATATAACCGCGTGGCGAGGCATTCCTTGGCCCCGATTTGTGAGTTCCAGTTTTCTACACAATCTGCAAAGTCGTTCGGCCTGCTAGAGAGCCGGCTTTCTCGCGCGCGGGTGGCGGTGGCGGAACGATCTACGGCCTGCGGCTGCGCCCCGTACAGGGCGGCGTCCATGCCGCTGCCCATACGAAACGCCTCTTCGATCTTGCCAATCAAAATCAGCAGGTCGCGCTTGAACTCGGGAAACTCGAAACGCTTAAACAGCTTGTCAAACTCAACGCCCGGCTCGCCGTTGTACCACAGCACCTCCAGGTCCAGCCCGTGCATCAGATTATGTACTAGCGATTCCTTGAGCGCCTTGCTGGCGAGAAACAGGTTGCGGCAACTGGCCTTCACCCGTGTCATTAGGTAGCTGTAAGCATGATCGAGCCACGCCAGCATCGGCAGGCAACCCTCTAGTGGACTCGTGGCCCAGGGATCATTCGAGTTGGGCATGAAGTCCAGCGCGGAACACGGCCACGGATCGGTAATGCGGTCGGCGTGAAATGGAATGGGCCAGGCAATGCGCCGCTTGATGTTGCTTATCTCGGGGTTCAGGCCCAACTGCGCGGGTGGCAGATTGAGTGGATAAGGCACGCCCGGCATGATCGCTAAGTACACATTATCGCCCAATGCACTCAGCGCCATTTCGAGCGGCTTCAATTCCTCCGGCGAGTCGGCCAACTGATTGCCGATGCCAATCCGGGAGAAGAACTCGTAATAGACGCAAATGTCGCCGTCTTTCTCCGTTGGGCGCAGGTCCGCGCCCTCGTTCCCGGTTTTGGTGGTCGAGACTTGGCTGGCACTCCAATTGCTCTGATGCTTGCCACGTAGTTCTTCCTTGGGAAGATTGAAAGTGCGGGCCGTCTCGATAACGCTTTCACACCGCTGGCGGATGATATAGCCCTGCCGCTTCCAGGAGCGGGCGTCGGGGTCACACAACAAGCCGTCTACTGTGTCATAAGTAGTAACGGGTATCAGCCCGTACGGCCCCTGCTCCATCTCCGTCCATGCCAGGCAGCGCCCCTTGACTAATGCCTCGGGCAGCGCCCGGCGCTGTTCGGCGTAGAGGTTGTATTCGCTCGGCAGATAGTTGAGCCACCACTTTTGTAGAAACGCTTGAATGGCGTCTACCGGCTGAATGGCCCGCTGCACAGCCATCGCCTCGGCAATCTGCGCACCGATTTCCGGCAATTGACTTTGTGCCATCGTCACCAGTTCGGGAGGTAAGCCGGGTCGGCGCGGCAATACCAGGCGATTCGGCAGTTTGGCGTGGATGTAGGGCAGCATGACCGCAACGTATTCGCGGCTCAAGTTACGCCGTGTCTTCCAGGTTGCACTTTCGGCGTACGGGAACTTCTCGCCGTTGGCATCGCGGGCGTCGATGTAAAGCTCTTCGTAGGTATTGCCTAAAAACGCCCAGGCCCGGTCGGCGCTCTTGCTGAACTGCCGAAACTTCGCGCTACGGCAGCGGGGGATGATCTTCTCCCAAACCGCAACAATGTCTTGCAGAAAAGTTTCGGCGAGCACGGCTATCAGCCCTCAATGGGTTGGAGTTTTCGCGGTCGGCCTCGGGGACGTGGCTCGGAGAATGCGCCTTCCAGGTCGTTATCGTAAGTTACGGGCGCAGCGACCTTTGCGCCACTAGACTCCTTGAGGGCGGCGACTTCCGCCGAGAGTTGCTGCACCAGCTCAAGGCACCGCTTCACGGTTTCGATGGTCGCCAACCGTTCTCGCTCGGCGGTCGATACGTCGAATATAGCGCGGCTCTCCTGGTCGCCGGCCAGCCAGTCAGTATGTTCCACAAGCCAAGGGTCGTCTTTGTGGCGGCAATCGAAGTACAGTTTCGGCCCATCGGGGGTAAACACCAGCACCGATGCGCTATGCGCCTTCGGTTTGCAGATGATGCCCAGCATAGGATGTGAAAACACATTAGTGAACGCGATGTCTACGCTCATGCCGGGATGTAGCTTCGGCATAATAAAGGAAGGCTTTTCTGCGTTCGGAGGGGTAACATCACTCATTACGAGTCCTTTCGTGGTTTAGCCCAATCGGGCAATGTGGTCGGAACCAACCCGGTTTCGGCCAAAGGTTTTGTCAAAATCGCGGACGGCAAAGCTAACTGTCTGCGTGTCCGTGCGTTCGGGGGCGTAGTAGCGGGGGTCGAAGTTGGCGAGGTACTCAAGGCAATCGAGCACATCGCAGGCCTGATCGTCAAACTTCTGCCGCTTGTCAACATCGCGCGGATCGCTTACCGCCGCCTTGATTTGCTTATCGAGTTCCGGGAAGATGCCCCGCATTACTTGCAACCGGGGCGTATTGAGAAACGGCCCTTCGCTGCGGATGGTCAAGAGATTCCGCAGAGCGATAGTGCGTGCTTTCAAGTCGGGGCTGCCGGGGAAGAATCCGCCCATCGGGCCGAAGCTGCGCGGCTGTAAGCCGACTTCAGTTAAGGCGGCGGCGAATTGTTGGGCGGTGTTGCGGCTAGTGGCGTATTGATGTTGTTTGCCGGCCCGTTCGTCCATGATAAGGGCCTCAAATTGCACGCCCCGCTCGCGCTCCTGCAACTGATAGGCCCAGGCAGTTTGTTCGGCCCGCTGCATTACCCAGCCGCCGTAGACCCAAAGATGCTCCTCGTCCGGGTCTACTGCCGCCAGGAGTGTGGCGCAGTTGTTGGTGGCGGGGTCCACTACTGCGTAGCGGCACCAATCGCTCGGAATCTCAAACGGCTCGCAGCCGTGGATCGTCTCGGGTGAATATGTCGGGTACACCAGCCGCCCCACGATTGCATATTCACCAAAATAGCGTACCGCTACCTCGGAGTCAGAAGTGAGCAACGCGCGAAATGCCTGCCGTTCTTCCTCTGACATATAAGGATTCTGGTCGATGACGAAAGTAAACGCCTTAACATAAGGGGAACCCGCGTCGGCCTTGCGTCGCAACTCGAATAGTTCCGGGCCGCCTTCGCGTGGGGTGGCTGACCAAAGGAAGCGCCCGCCGGTCTTAATCAGGCGGGGAAGCATTTCGTTGACCCATAGATTTGAGTGCTTTAGTTCCTCATCGGCCCAGACAACCGCTGCCTGAACGCCTTGGGGCGGCTTGCCGCCGCTGGCACGCCAGAGGATGCGCCAGTCGGTGGCCAATTCCGTTACGCGGGGGATTTCCTTGCCGCGGTCCTCCCATGCCATCCGGCGCACTAGGCGTTCCGGTATTAAAGGCGGGCTGTCGATCCATTTTTCCCGATAGGCAACGTCGTAGGGGTCGAGTCGGAGCTGGTTGTTTGGATCGGGGCGCACGGAACGAAGTCGGCCCGTCTGCTCATCGCGGATTAGCTTGAACTCCCCCGGCTTAAACAGCTTCTTGTACATCGGGTCGGCTAGATGATCTTCGTCGTAGCCAATGAAGATGGCCAGCCCGCCCCTGGGATATTTCCCGTATGGATCGCAATTACATAGCGCCCGCGCCGTCTCCAAGGCGACGTGAAAAGTTTTGGCGGCTTGATTCCCGCCGTCGGCAATAGCGATTTTACTATTGCATTCGTGGAACGGCGCGGCGTGCAGCAGGGGGACCGCCAGCGTCAACGCCTCCTGTCGCCGCGCCGCCATCAGCCCGAGTACCGTGCGCAGGCGGGAGCGGTTGGTAACGACGGCCTCGCGTGGCTTGTGCGATGCGCCTAATTTGATGGCGTCGATTATCGGCGCAAAATCAATCGTCTGTCTCATCCTGCCCCGCCCCAAAAGCCTCTTGCTCTGCGGCCAGCAATCGTCTGGCCTCTTCCTGAATGTCTTCGGTTGTCATATTTGCCAGATCATCGTCGCCGCCGAACTTTGCCACAGCCGCTAGGTAGTTATTGTGGAAACTCAGCCGTTGCGTGCTGCCGAGTGGGGCCGCGTCCACGTCATTGACCAGCATTTGCGCGTAGGATTCCGTGCCGCCCAGCTTTGAGTGGATGCAGCCCAATAACTCGCGGATGTCGGGCATGTTGCTGGTCTTCCGCGCCAACCGTTCTAGGATGTCAGGTGTGTTCGACTGCCCCATGTTCCTTCTCGCACGTTCCTAAAACTTCCATGTGTTCGATGCGCAGGTCTATTTTCGACTTTTCGATGCCCTCTCCGGTTAGCCAGCGATGCTGCAACAGCCTGCCGCCAACCTTTACAATCGTGCCCGCCGAACATTCGCTAATGCTTCGGGCCACGTCGCCACACGCGCTGCAATCAAAGCAGTGGTCGTCGATGGTTAGGGCGACGTTTGCCCGCCACCGTTGCGGCCCGGCCACCAACTGTGCCGTGGTTCCGCGTTGGATAACGCCAATTGCCTGGAAAGTGCAAGCTGGCCGGATGCCTGCCGGTACTCGCCAGCGGAAATCCATTTTCTCTTGTGGCACAAGTTACACTCCACACCCGGCCAGCAATTGCATTGCGCGTATGGCGCGGCGTCTACGATTTGCGCATAGGCGCGGGACAGCAGCGCTGCGGTTTCCGGGATGTTCAGCCTCGCCGCCCCCGGCTCCTTTTGCAGCGCCAGCACTTCCCCCTGTAAAGACAAAAGCCGCGTCGCTAAGTCCAACATCAATTCTCGGATAGCGAAAACGCGGCGCAGACTGTTTGGGATTGGTTGTTCGGAGAGTTCGCACATAGCGCGGTTCACACGAGTCTCGCCGGGGCATCCATTCCCCGGCGAGACTCATTGCGAATCATCTGCCAGCGATTAGCTGGCTGGGTCCGACGGCTTTAAGCCGCCCAGGACGTGGATTTCGGCAATTCCGTCAGAAACGGCTTCGGTCGAAACACCGATGACATAACTGCCAGCCGTCACATTATTGCAGTTGTCCGTCGATGCGTCTGCCATCACCGAGATGCCTGCGGCATTGACGGTCGCCTCACAAGAGGCATCCACGTAACCTTCTTCGACCACATAGAAGATGTCGTATTGGTCAACATCAAAAGTCGTGGCGTAGGCATCGTCGATGATCGACGACACTTCTCCGTCTGAGTTTGCCAGTGCATCCACGTTTGAGCCGATTTTGCCGGCCGCATAACTGACGGTCTTGCCGCCTACGTTAGTGAGGGCGGCGTCTGCCATTACGGCCCGCAACACGAGCGGCCGATTGCTGTCATCGACCGTCTCAAAACACTTTCCGAGAATGCCCGCCCCGATCGTGGAGGCCAGGGTTACGTTACCCAAGTCCTTATAGGTGCTTCCACGGGGGAAGGGCAGAACAGAATCAACTATCATGGTTCTTCTCCCTTTCTAAAGGTTACTTGGGTTAGGTGCCGGCGGTGCTGATGCCCTTGAGGAACAGCAGATACGCCGGGCTGTCGATGACGAGATTGCCGTGGAAGCTGAACCGGTAACGCCGGTCAGCGGTACGGATTTCAACATCGTCCATCGTTTTCACCATCTGGCCGCCCATGCAACGCAACTCTAAGGCGTTAAAGTAAACGCCGTAAGCCACGCCATCGGGGATGCCAAACTCAGTGGCAAAGGTCATGCCGTCGAACTTCAACACCTGAATGCCGGTATCGAAGCTCTTGGCGCTTTCGTCTAGCTCGAATTGCTGATCCTTCTTCAGCGAATCCTTAGCCTGACGCAGCAGGTTCGCGTTGGTCATCAGCACGTCGGGGGTGACGCCCTGGAGCAGATTCATGTACGTCGTGCCGTAGCGGCAGGCGTAAATCCAGCAATCGCCCCAGTTGTTGTCCTCGGTCGAACTATCGACCACAAGCGTGCTGTGGTTGTAGTCGATGATGAGCGGGGACAGGGCATGGTACTCGTAATCGCACGCATCGGGATCGTCCGTTTCGGGCCACGACTTGCCAGTGGGTGCATCCCAGTCGCCAGACGCGCCTAGATTTGTGGATTTCCCGGCGTAGGTGTCGTTTGGATCGCCAACCGGCACGCCGGTAAGCGTGCTGTTGTACGCTCCGCACGACTCCAGCCCCTCGATGTCGTTGGTTCCGGTGCCGTCCTTGTACAGCTTCGGCCCGAACCGCATGTTGAAGTCCTCGGCGCACTCGCTAGTGATGGACTCCAGTTTGTTGAAGTATGCGGCCTGCGAATCTTTCAGGGCCAATACCTCGATTTCTCGCACGGCCTCGCCAAGCCAATAGGTTTTGTAATCCAGGGTCAGAATGGTGTGAACATTCGTGACCGGGAAGGAAACCGTATTGGGATTGCCGGGGCCTGCCGTGATGTCTCGCCGCTTGATGCGCGGTCGCCATTCCAGCTTCAACCCGCCGTTGTTGAAGCTGATTCGGCCTCGCCGCTGCATCTCGCCAACGAGATAACTCTTCCGCATGATAGGCTCGACCTTCTTCTTAATCATCTTATTGATGGCTAAGGTGGTCAGCCTAGCAATGTCAGTTGCAGCCATTGTGGTTTTTCTCCCTAGGGAGTTTGTCGTTCACGTTTACTCGGAGGCTGCTTGTTCGGAGCGTTCTGAGGCGGAAACTGCGGGCGGTGGTCGGGTTCCGCCAAGGGAAGTGTCCTAGCACCCGCCCCGCAGTCCTCTATCGCCGGCCTCCGAACAAAACGGCGACAAAGGGGTGTATTCGTGTTATCCGAGTTCACTGGCGCCGAGCTTCTTGCCCACGTCCGTCATCACCGCTTCCAGCGATTCCCCGGCTTCAATGCGTTTTGTGACTTCTTCGTCTAGGTTTTTGTACTTTCGTTCGTCTACCGCCACACCCGCTTTTTTGTGAGCGTGCGGGCTGGGCGTGGCTGCCGCCTTCTGTTTTGGCTCGCTGCCCAAGACGTATCGGGTAGCGTTCCGAAAGGCGACCAAGCGGCTCATCGTTGGCGTTTCCTGGACGAGCCGTTCGTATTCGCGGGCGACCTTCAGCCCTTCCGCAGTCAACGTCGCCGTCGGGTCCCCGCCAACAAACAACACTTCTCTGTATTGGTTCTGCCACTGGTTGATGGCTGCTTGTTCGCCCGCCTGCTGTGTCGTCTCCTCCAGACCCGCAACGGTTTTTTGCAGCTCGTCCGGCAGCGTCTTCAGCTTCGGCCAACTGCGGGCAATCTCCATCACCCGCTTTTCCAGCGCCCGTTGGTACGCTTGATAGCGTTCCACGATGTCGCTGGGCGCGCCCGCTACGGGAACGAGCTTGCCGGCGTCGTCTTGGCGAATCTGGTGCGCCCATGTGTCGGCGTCTTCCGGGAAGTCGTCTAGGTCGGCGTCCGCGAGCTTACTGCGGGCTGGCTTCGTGGGCTGCGTTGCGCCGGCGAGAAATGATGCTAAGTCTTTCTCTCGGCCCCCCAGCAGCGTTTTAAGCGCCCGGCCGTAGTTGGCGTCCTCATCGCGTTTGCCAACCAGCCGGTAGGCTTCAACTAAGCCCTTAATGGCCTCTTCCGGCGTCTTGTACTTGTCCGCTAGGTCCTCGCCATGCGCGTCGCGGACATAAGCTAAAAAGTCGCCGCCATCCTCTTCGCCTTCTTCCGTTGCCGCTTCTGCGGGTGCGTGCGGCTCTTGATCGTCGTCCTTGTCCGCCGCTTTCGATGTTTTGTCGGCTTCGTCGTCGTCGGTTTTCGTCGTCGTCGGCGTTTTGTCGGAGTCTTTTTCTTCCTCTTCCCCCGCCGCCGCGCGGTGAAGCAGTTTTTCTAATTTCTCGGGCACTAAACAGCAGTCCTTTGCAGTTCGGAGTCGTGTGCTTCCCGATTGCGCAGAGGCGCACAATCTTCTTGCACGCTGCTACCTTTATTATAAGTGTTGGTAGCGATATTCAACTTTCGGCGCGCTTAATTCATGCTCAAGACATGCACGCCAACACAGAATTGGCGTCCGCGCCGGCACCGATCAAGTCGATGTTGGAAATGCCGGCTTGGCGTAGAATTAGCAGCGGAACGCGCTGTACAAGCACTCGAAGCGGCACTCCGCCCTCTCGCAGATAAGTCACTACGTCAGCGGGAGTTAAAGGTGCTGGAAGTCGGTGCTCGCGGGGGAAATTGAGTTTCGCATCGGGGCCAATCAGCCAGCGGGCAGCCAAATCGCGGACGCGGGCGGCGTCCTCGGCATAGCGATACGTGCGCAGCCAGACGTGCTCACGCCGATAACCGACGCGCGCTAGGTAGATTTTGTCGCGTGGATGGTAAGAAACGCCAACGAAATCGTGTGTTCTCATACCTTTATTATACCAACACCTGCGCATATTCAACTTTTGAGAAGTTGCATTTGGCACAAGGCTGGTATAATAAGGGTAGGTAGCCTCCGAGATAGCGCTTATGCTGCGCACTAACAAAAGCGGAGCGGTTTATGCCGACTACACAGCATCCAGACTTGACGCCGAGCTACGGTCCTCGGCCTAATTTTACGCTTATGCCGCCCCGCAGACCGAAAAAAGTACCTTATCGCGGCGGTTTGGTTCCCTGGAGAGAACAGCTTCCGGC